AAGAAAAGTGTGTTGAAATGTTTTTTAATTAGTGTAGAATAGTTTTCGTACACTAAGTACATTAACAAAACTAAAGGAAGCAATCGTGAAAAACGTAAAAGAAGTGGAAGTAGTGGTAGCAGAGCCAGCCAACGCAATGGTTACTCATTCGCATTGGTCTGATTACGCTGGACAAGGCTTGCCTAAAAATGAATCGCCACAAGGCATTCCGTTTATTCGTATTGTGCAAGCTATGTCGCCAAGTGTAGAAAGTGGAGCTAAACCAGGCTCTATTGAGTATGGGCTTGACTCTAGTTTTTACACTGGGAATACAGGTGTGCTTTTCGTTCCCGCTGTGACTAGACACGTGTTTGTAGAGTGGCGGCCGCGTGCTAAAGGTGGTGGCTTTATTGCACACCATGATCCTAATAGCGAACAGGTTAAAACCGCTATTGCAGCATCTACTAAGTTTGGGAAGTATGCCTTAAACGATCACGAGCTTGTCGAAACCTATTATGTATATGGCGTATTGATCCGTGATGAGCTTGTTAGTGAGGCTGCAATTGCGTTTAGCAGTACTAAAGTTAAGCCTTATAAGTTATGGATGGCGAGAGCTAAATCCACAACTATAAAGGTTAGTGTGAGACGGACTATAATAGCGCCGCTATTCTCACATACCTATAGGCTAACCACTGCAAAGGAAGCCAATTCGTTTGGTAGCTATTGGAATTGGAGGATAGCACAAGAGGCTATGCTATCTCAAGATTCAGATGCGTTTATTATGGCTTTAAGCGTTAGGGATTTGTTTAATGATGGTACTATTCTGGATGCACATGAACCAGATGCCGCTGTAGCAATCTAGTTTTTTATTATCTAATAGCCTCCTTGAGAGGCTATTTTTTTTGACATAAAATAATATGAATTTACATCAGTTTCAAATAGATGCTATAGAAAAAGTAAAGGAGTTGCTTGTATCTAACCAGCGCGTGGTGTTAGTTAGCCCAACTGGCAGCGGTAAAACAGTAATGGCTATAAGTATGATACGCGACTTTGTTCTTGCTGGTGAGCGTGTTCTATTTATAGTCCATCGTAGGGAGTTGGTGCGGCAGTGTAGTAACAGACTGGGCATTCCGCACGGCGTGATTATGTCTGGGGTTAAGGAGAGCAGGGGGATGCCTGTTCAGGTGTGTAGTGTTCAAACCCTATACCGGCGTAACTTACCAGATGCAACAGTTATTTTTATTGATGAGGCTCATCATGCTGTATCAGCAAGCTATCTTGATTTGCTTTTAGTCCATTATAAAGATGCTAAGGTAATAGGACTGACTGCTACGCCGGTGCGGCTTGATGGTCGTGGATTAGATAATGTATTTCAGGGTATAGTAAATGCCGCTTCTATACAGCAATTAATAGCGGGCGGGTTCTTAGCTAAGCCCGTGGTATGTGGGTTTCCATTTGAAAAGCCAAAAGCAAAGGTAATCAGTGGTGAATATGATGCGAGTGAATTAGAAGCTCAATATTGTACCACTAAAATTATCGGTAGCTATGTAGAAAATTGGAATCAATACGCTAAAGGACGCAGGTCGGTGGCTTACACAGCAAGCGTTGCACATGCCGACAAGGTGGCTAGTGCGTTTAATGCCGCAGGAATACCGTCTGCTTCTGTGAATTATAACACTAAGCAGTCAGATCGAAGCAAGGCTTTAGAATCTTTGGATCGTGGCGAGATTAAGGTTATTACTAACTGCGCTCTTTTTACCGAAGGCATTGATATACCAAATATATCTTGCGTAATGTTGACAGTTCCCACGTTATCCCTTACTAAGTACCTACAGATGGTAGGTCGGGCTTTACGGGTTGCGACTGATAAGGCTGACGCGGTGATACTAGACCACGCTGGGAATTACATAATGCACGGGTTGCCAGAAGACAATAGGTATTGGGAGCTAGAAGGTGGTGTCGTGCGACAATGCTATAGTTGTGATACATGGTTTTCAAAAGGTAAAAAGTTTTTTTTAGTTAGCAACGGTGAAAAAAGTATAATGGCTTGTCCTGAATGCTTGTCGGCTAAATGTGAATGTGGCAATAGAGTACAAGGGTTTTTAGTTGACAGCGATGCTCTTGTTGTTTTGTATGAAATAAATTGCCTTGTCTGTGGTAATAAGTATAGCAGCGAGCAGCCTATACCAGAGGAGGTGGTGGAGGGTGAGAGGGGAAAGCTTGATACCGTTAAGGGTATGCTTGAAGTAATATCAATCGACCGGTCTGCATACTCTGAAGATGTGTATGCAGGTTTTAACACTGACTTTAAGGAGTACATGCAAAGAGCCAAGATGATTAGAGCGCGTAGAAGTTTCGTAAAGCAACGGCTTATACAGAAGTATGGCAAGAGCGTTGCGCTTGATCTTATGCCTAGAAAACCTAAAGAATGGTGGGATGGTTATGCTAAATGAAATAAAGTCTGCTATTGCAGATGCGGGGTTTTTAGCCCCTAGCGATATAGTGCTAGATGGCAATGTGCATCGGTTTGCATCTGATGCTAATAAGAAGGGCAAGAAAGACGGGTGGTACGTTGGCACACAGGAAGGAGGTACTGTGTTCTTTAACTTTGGCTCGTGGCGAAGTGGTGAAACTAAGAAGCTGAAGTTTAAGACTGACGTGAAAGGCAGTGTTCCCAATGTCAATGTTAAAAGGCCGCGCCCCTCTATATCTGATGTTTATGGTAAGGCTACGGATGCTGCGGGGCATCCGTACCTGGTGAGAAAAGGAATCAAATGTCCGGACGGGGTGAAACGGATTATTGACCTACCTGCTAGTCGGCTGGGGGTAACATCGACTAAGCCATTAAACGGGCTTATAATCCCAATGTATAACATTACTGGCATTATGTCAAGCATTCAGTATATACCAGATGTTAGTAGTGAGCCGAAGTTATTTGCTGGAGGATTGCCTGTTGCTGGATTGTTTTTTGTTATCGGTGGTAAACTTTACGGTGCGTCACCAGTGTGTGTGGTGGAAGGGTTAGCTACTGGAGCTAGTGTGTATGAGGCTACAGGGATAGTCACTGTGGTTGCGTTCTCAGCTTCTAATATTAAAAAGGTAGTGTCTCAATTATTTAATGTGCTTGATGATAATGAAATTATAGTATGCCGTGATAATGATCCGGCTGGCGAGAAAAGCGTTAATGGACTTAGTTGTCGCGTGGATTGCCCAAAAAACCATAATGACTTTAACGATATGCACAAGGCTTTAGGGTTGGAGGAGGTGAGGAAGGCTGTCCTAGAGGCTGTTGTTCTTAGGGCAAGTAAGCCAGTGGTGACAACACCAGGTATTCTTACTAGCGATGGTAGTTTGATTAGGATAGCAGAGGCTAAGGCTGCATTTGGAGTGGTTCCGGAGGCTGCTGAACTGTTATTGCGCGGTACTGGCTTTTGTGATGATGCTATTGCAATTACTGGTGGGGTGGCGGGTGGTGAGTGTGTTTTTGATCCGCACGCATTGGAGGAGTTCTTTGTTGCAGCTAAGCGTAAAGGCTGGACGGGGTTGTCTGTTGTTGATGCGGATATTGAACTGCAATCGCGGCGAACCTTTAACGATGTGTATGAAAGGTGGGCGATTGCCATGATAGAAGGCTCGGCGTTGTTTGTTGACCGTCACTATGATGCCACTGGTTTTGACGGGTGGTCACTTCGCTATAGCAGTATTGGTGCCGCGAGTAAAGTGTTTGGTAACCTACGCTCACCGGAGGTATTGGAATCTAAGGATGGGAGCGTGCTGAAGTGGGTTAATGTATTTGAGAAATGGATGCACTCTAGGGCTAGGCATACCTATACGGAGTTTGGATTTGCGCCCTTGAAGGGGAAGGTGGCTGCACCTGGCTATAGGCTTGAGCCTGGTAATTTCTTGAATCTTTACGGTGGGCTTACGTTTCGCCCTGTAGCAGGTGATTGTTTGATGATACTTGACCATATACTAGATATATGGTGCTACGGCGATATAGTGGTTTATGATTACGTTATTAAATGGCTTGCATCTGTGTATCAAAAACCAGGGGAGCGTGGTCATACCGCTATAGCGCTAAAGAGCAACGAAGGCGCGGGTAAGAATATAATACTTGACCCACTAATAAAATCCTTTGGTAGGCACGGATTAATGTTGGGTAGGTCTGATGATGTTACAGGTAGATTTAACGATGCGCTTGCTACATCTGTATTAGTGTTTCTAAACGAGGCTGTATGGGGCGGGGATAAGAAAAATGAAGGCGTACTAAAGATACTGGTAACTGATGAGATGTTACGATGTGAGCGTAAGTTTTTGCCGGCGTTCAATGTTAGGAACTGCACGCATGTAATCGTAGCAAGTAACCATGACTGGGTAGTTCCTGTTGGCAAAGATGATCGCAGGTGGTTCGTGCTTGATGTATCCGATGCGGTGCGTGGTAAATGGAAGTATTTTGACGAACTTGCTAAGAGCGACTTTAGCGCATTCATTCATTACTTATTGCACCTTGATCTTAGTGGCTTTAATCCGCGTGACATACCAGAAGGAAGGCTGCATGCAAGCGTTACCAAAGCCGACAACAAACTGCGGAGCGCTGATACCGCAACACAATGGTGGGATCATGTGACGCAGACTGGCACTATCTATATTGAAGGCGAGAAGGGTCCGTTCCCAACAGCTTGGGAGGAGGAGTCTTTGCAGTTTCAAAAGGAGCTTGCATACCGTTCGTACATGTATTGGTGCAAAGATTCTGGACGTAGGGTAGAGCTTATTGGAGCGTGGACTAGAACACTTAAGTCGCTAGGGGTGGATACTAAGGATTCTAGGGTTACTAATGACGTAGGTGTTCGGGTGCGTGCGTTTTGGGTTGGCACGCTAGGAGATACGCGGAAGATTTTACTTGATAAGCTAGGGCTAAAGGCGGATAATAATGAATGAACATAAAGAGCAAGTGTGTTTAGTTAATTGGTTTAGAGATGCTTATCCGTCACTACGGAATTTGTTTTTTGCTATTCCTAATGGCGGGTTGCGTACAGCAAGGAATGCTATGATGCTAAAGGAGGAGGGGTTGCTACCAGGCATTCCTGACTTAATGCTTGCAGTGCCGTCCGGTAAGTGGCATGGGTTGTTTCTTGAACTAAAGAGACCAGATGGTAGGGTTAGCGTTGCACAGGCTATAGTACAATCTAGTTTAGGTAGGCAAGGTTATAAAGTTGCTGTGGCTTATAGCTATTTTGAAGCTAAGGCTGTGATCGTTGAATATTTGTCGCCTGTCGTGACTTAGGTAGGTAGTGGTTTTGTAGCGGCTTATAGTGAGCCGCTTTTATTGGAGTTAAAAGGTATGAACCTTAAATCTTTTTTTGCGTATGAAGTTAGAGTAAAGTGTGACAAGATTTGTTTAACGGATGTTTGGGCGGTTGGTAGGCGACGCGGTGTTGTTGATGGGAAGGTATCGCCAAAGTTCTGGCTACGCCCACCGTATACTAGGGTGACGCGTGGTAAGGAGGTGCGTGAGGCTGGGTTAGGGTGGACGCATGTTGAAACTGTAAGCAAGGATATGAAATCCAATTACGTCAGGGTATGCGAATGTGTAAGAGGCAGGGACGGCGGCACTTGGGTACACTGGCGTATTGGTGCCAAGTATATGGAATACCTATTGCCTGGCGTGACTGATGATTTGGTTTTTGCCGATGATGAAGAAATGAATATTAGAAAACTATTGAGGAGGTTATCGTATGTCCATAGTTGAAATGCAAGGTGATATGGTAAATATAACCAAGATATTTAGCGTTGGACGTAAAATGTTTGGATGCACTCACAAGCCACGAAGTTGGATAAGGGTAAAAAAACAAATCATTGTTTTTGGTCAGATAGATGGCGCTAAAGAATACAAGCTAATAGCGCCACCAATAGTTAAAAGAGGTAGCAGTGGTAGCACTTGGGTTCACTGGAAAAACGCTATTGATTACGCCGAATGCTTATCTTTGAAGCTTAAAAAAATGGTAGTACATGAGTTAGAGCAGAAAAATTTCATTGCTGAGGTTTTGCCAGAAAAGGCTCTATTGCAATATAATCCACTAACAACAACTGCCAAATGGAATGGCAAGCTAAGAAGGATAAATATAAATAATCCGCCGTATGGATATACATACAATTCACAGAATTGCAGTGTTACAACAAACACATTTGAGCGTGCTGTAATAGAGAGTATTATTACAATGCGTAAAGAAGGTTTTGGTTATAAATATATTGCAAAAACAATAAACAATAAGGGTATCCGTACAAAACGCGGTTGCATCTTTTCTTGTAGCACGGTTAAAAGAATATTGGCATCCTTGACTTAAAGGTACTTAAATCTGCATTTATCCCACGCAGATTTAAGTACGTTTTTTTTGTATAGGTTTCTTTTTATTCCGCATCTCAACTTTTTTCGACAAATCAGAATATTCATAAGTACGCCACCTCTTGTTGCATTTTATGCACATTCTAATTCTAGCCACTTCATTAGCTAACAATAAAGTATTATAAACTTTAGATGGGTAATTGCAAAACGGACATAGCATTGACATAGTATTTTAAAAGGCAAACGAAAGACCAAATCTACACTCACCCCACGCAGATTTAAGGGCTTTTGAGAAGTGTTGCCTTCCTCTTAACCCTAGCCGTTTGACCATAGCCCAAGCCATTTTCATTACCCTAGATTGAATTTTCATAAACAACTGTTGCGCTACCTTTAATTATATGCTACTATAAATATATTATACAAGGTAGCGCAACTGTTGTCAAGAGGAATTTTAAACATGAGTGAAATAACTTCGCAAGCTGGGAGAAGCCTATCCAATGCAAGAAAACTAAAGGATCAGGTTTGCTTGTCCTGTGGCAAGCAATTCAAAAGCCGTAGCCCAATAGTCAAGTATTGCAGCAGGTCTTGCTACTTTAAGCATAAAAAAAGTGTCCAGGTGTCCAGGTAGTGGAAACAGGCAATGGCTAAAAAGTCGGACGGTTTTTTCTTATGCAAATCAGTAAGTATCCAGGTTGTCCAGGTTGTCCGACCTCTTTTACCCGAAGAAACCTCCTCCACCTTCTATATTTACTTTCTTCTCTTTAAAGTAGTTGGACAAGTTGGACAGTCTGGATACTCATTGAATATAAAGAATAAAAACCGTCCGACTAGCCGTTTTAAGTTGCGTACAAAGCCAGACAACCTGGACTATTTCAGCATCATTATTAGTAGTGTAATTGTTAAGTAGTTGTTAGTATTGATTTTAGTGGTTAAGCTGGTGGTGTTTTGTGTTAAGTGATTGTTATTGTTGGTTAATCGTTGCTATATAATCAAAGTCTTATGTACATAGTGTTAGTAGTGTAATTGGTTAAGTGGTTGTAAGTGGTTGTTAGTATTGTTTTTATGTCGGTTTTAGTGGTTAAGCAATTGTTATTGTTTATATCTTATATGCTCACATCGGAGGTTTTGTTATGAATAGTGAAGAATTTCATGCTATTAGGAAGAATGCCATAGGCTGTTCCGAGATTGGAGTGGTCATGGGCAAGTCTAAATACATGACACCATTGGAATTATGGAGGATTAAGCTCGGTAAAGTTAATCAAAAAAACATCAAGCCCAGCCTAGCAATGAAGCACGGCATTCATGCCGAGTCTTTTATCGCTGATCAGTATGCAGAACGCACCGGATATAGGCTTGAGAACCCACAGTTAACTGTAAAGCATCCATCTGCACCACTAGTAGGCACTGCTGACAGGCTAGTCTATACCGGTCAAGATAAGTATAATATACTTGAAATTAAAACCGTTTCACCTTTTCAGTTCATAGCAGCCAATGGCTGGGGAGCAGAAGGTAGTGCGGACGTACCTGAAACGTATTACTTGCAAGCTGTAGGCTATATGGCTATCCATAATTGCGAGTGGTGCGACTTTGCTGTGTTGGTAGGAGGTGCGGAGCTTAAGTTTTACCATGTAACACGGTCACTTACAGTGGAGAAATCTGTGCTACAATTTGTAGACTGGTGGTGGATGCAGCACGTTATTAAAGGTAAAGAGCCTGTTGGTATGGACTTGGCACCTGATACCCAACACAAGTCTTTTTATTGCGATGCAACAATGACCAGCCTGTTGCTAGACTTAGAAGCAATAGACATTCAGATTAAAGATTTGCAGAATAGCAGGCAAGAAGTGCAAGACGAAATCCTTAAGGCTTGTGGCATGGCTACAGAGCTTAGACAAGGCAATGAATTGTTAGCCACTGTACGCAGGCTTAAAACTAAAACTGTAGTGGAGTTTGCAAAATGAGCATTAAACCAGACCACTGGATTCACCGCATGTCAGTCCAGCAAGAAATGATTAATCCTTACATCTCGCAGTTAGTACATGACAACGTAATCTCTTACGGACTATCAAGCTATGGCTATGACATTAGATGCGCGGAGGAGTTTAAGGTATTTACCAATACCTACCCCTCTATTATAGACCCTAAGAATTTTGACAAGCGTTGTCTTACTGACTATCAAGGCACTGTTTGCGTCATACCCCCAAATTCTTTTGTCTTAGCTCGCTCAGTTGAGTTTCTACGCATTCCGAGACATGTACTAACCCTTTGCATTGGCAAATCGACCTATGCTCGTTGTGGGCTGATTGTCAATTGTACCCCATTAGAACCTGAATGGTGCGGTCACCTCACCATTGAAATTAGCAACACTACGCCATTACCTGCTAAGGTTTATGCTAACGAAGGTATAGCGCAGCTACTGTTTTTTGAATCTGATGAAACATGCCGCACCTCCTACGCTGACAGGAAAGGCAAGTATCAAGATCAGCAAGGTATTACCCTAGCGTGTTAAGAAGGCAAGGCAATAAACAAAAGTTGCTAAGCCAGCTGCTGCCGCTATTCCCAACCGATATATTATGTTTTATCGATATGTTTATGGGCAGCGGCAGCGTTACTATGGCAATGGCTAAAAAAGTAAAGCACGTTATAAGCAATGATCTGGATAGCGATATTTTTAACTTATATCTAGTTATAGAACATCGCAAAGACGAGCTGCTAGACTTGATGCAACGCACACCCGTAAGCCAAAGGCTATTTAACTATTGGAGCAAACACCAAGAGCAAGATAGCCTTTACCAGGCTATGCGGTTTATTTATCTTAGCAATTCAGGAGCGTACGGACACAGCTCAATGATCGGAATAAACCGCAACAATACTAAATCCATCATGCTTAACGCAGTAAAAGACTTTCTTATTCCTAACAACATTTTGTTTGTGTGCAAGGACTTTAGACAAGTATTAGATACTGTGCATTTGCGTGACCTAATATCTGATTGCAAAACTACTTTTGTTTACGCTGATCCACCTTATGTTGGCACATCAACATCCTACGCCATGTTTTCAGCACAGGATACTGAAGACTTGATAAACATCCTTATAGCCAGCAATATGCGCTTTGCTATTAGCGAGTTCAAAGGCAACCAAATATTAGACTTAGCTACTAAGTATAATTTAATAGTTACAACAGTATGCGAAAGGTTTAGCTGTAGCCAGCGTACCGCACCAAGAGTTGAAATACTACTAACCAATTACCAACCAATACCACAGGATTTATTTACATGAGCGGATACCCTAAGAAAAAGACATGTATTAAAAAGAAATTACCTAAGTATCGATCTTTGGCTGAGGCTCAGTCTAGTGAGGAATATGCTCGATGGGTAGAAGATAAAAGTCTTCGTCCTCCAAGATTATCTAATAAAGCACAAGTACCAGATTATTCGTCAAATGATCTTTTTAGGTAAACCATGACAAACATATATGTAGAACACTTTTGTACTAACGTAAAGAAACTGCGACTAGCTGCAAAGCTAGATCACGCCGAGCTTGCTAAGCGCATTTACGCTTCTGAATCTTACATCGAATTTATCGAAGACGGCAAAGCAACGCCGACGCTCGATGCTGCAGTGGCTATAGCCACTGCACTCAATTGTTCTATAAATGATTTACTACAATGAGTCCAACAGAATTATCGATAGCGCGAAACGAAATACTAGACAAAGATGTAGTTAAGTTGTTCGGTGCTAACGTAAAAAAGTACAGAATAAAAAACAAGCTAGATCAAGAAACGCTTGCTGACTCTGTTGATATTTCAATAGAGGACATTAAAAGAATAGAAGACGGCTTGGTATTGCCGTCTTATGATATATGCCTTTCAATCGCACTGCGATTATGTTGCACTATTGGCGACCTACTAACACATGAAACCAGAAGAAGCATTAATACAATTAAGCGAAGTATTAGATAAAACGGTGGTTAAGACATTCTGCATTAATGTAAAAAAGTACAGAATACAGTGCGGACTAGATCAAGAAACGCTTGCTAATTTAGTTGGCATCCCCATACAAGATATTCAAGCAATAGAAGACGGATTGAGCTTGCCGTCTTACGCAATCAGTCTTGTAATTGCACTACACTTACGTTGTACTATTGACGACCTACTAATACCATGAAAACAGAAGAAGAAATACAAACACTAGCAAACGATCATTGGGAATATACCAAAATCCTAATTGACTTATGCGTCGATCTATCGGAGTATTGCTACACAGAAGCATTTAAACACGGTTATAAACATGGAGTTACAGACGCAAATCATATTGTATTGAAAAATAACGATTAAATTTTCAAAACTACGATTGTGCGACATCGGAAATGATACGGTGGCATTCCAATATTGTTTGGTATTGTCACTATATCCCGCTTCATAGGCCAGATTTGTTTAACTGCGTCAACATCCTTAGCTCGCACCGCATCTAAATACTGATTGCGTTGCTTGCTAAGGTCACTAACTTTCAGAACCTTGCCATTAACAGCCCTGCAAAACGGCGTGGTGCTACCATCAAGCCAAGCCTTGACGGTCACATACTCAGCGCGTATCTCCTCAAAGGCTAATACCCTACCAAGATTTCTAGTCTTAATATCAATGTGATCTGCTAAGGTAGTCCAATACGCTTGAGTGCCGGCTTGAATACCCTTAAAGCCAGCCTCTAGGTTAGCTGCAATATTGGCACGGGAGTCGCCACCTATTGCAAACGAATCTGTGATAATCTTTTCAATAATATCCGCAGTGTAACTATTCCAATGTTGTCGTACCCAGAACAAATTACCGCTCTTTATAGTGGCTATAGCCTTAGCATCAGCGGCATTAAACGCAATACCAACACCCGACTCCTTCCACCCCGTTTCAATAATAGCGCCGGTCAACTGCGTCAACTTATTCCCTACGGCGGATTGCATAGCCTCGCCACCACACGCAACCTCCACCGCTGCAATCACAGCTTCTGCATCACCACCGGCTTTAACCACTTCAATGGCATCCGATAAAGCTACAGCCGATATTGCTTCCCAACTAACGATAAAGATTTCATTAACCTTATTGTGCAGTTGTTCGTAACTATCCTCTGCCCGCAGTATCTGTTGCCTTAACATATTCCTAAGTATAGCGCGCTTAATCATTTGCCTTTCAACTCCAATATAGCCTGCTGCTTAATGTACTCACCAACAAACTTAAACCCGGCTGACTTCATATTGCGTATTGCTACCAACAGCCAAGGACGCGGCGCACGCGGACCTACACTCATAAGAACTACCTTCCCGTTCTTACCTACCTTGCCTCGCCAACCTTTAGGAGCTTTGAATGCCAAAGCCTTCTTGTTTCTTGGCTTAATACCGCGAATGCCATAGAACACATGCCTAGCATAAGGTCTGCCAACAGCAAGCGTAGCTTCGTGCGTAGTTCCTTTGGGCAACAAAGCATCAGTCGTAAAGTGAGCCTGCCTAAGAAATCCGGTATCAAACGGAACCACTCCCTGATCCGTTGCAAGATCACGCAGCCGCTCACCAACTACCATAGCTACTCTTTGTTTTAACTCCATAATCAAATCCTTACAATATAAAGTTCCATATCCTGATCGAAGTATCTTAGAACCCTAAGCACATAGTAGTGTATCCTAGTCATTATCTTAAGCTCCACCCCACCACCCAGGTTAATAGATGCTACAATATGGTTAAGCAGTTCTAACTTAGCATCCTCCTTGCTTGCACCTATTTCATACAAATCTAAATCCAAACAAACAGCGTGCCAATAATCTCTATTTTTTTCTACATAACAACGCAGTTTTAACTCCATAATTCCACCCTTGACCTTCCCCCGCCATAGTTATTAACCATCGAATCCACTGCCATAGCCACAGCCCAAAACAAATCACCGTGACCGCTATCATCAGATGTTGCATCGTACTTAACACCCATGCCGCTAACAATCTTTTTTACTGAATGCAAGTTAGCCATTACATCGGCATTGTTTGGGATTACAATCTTTTTATCTTCAAATAACTTTAACATCTTTAAAGCCATGCGCTCTTTTTTCTTAGCATCAAAGTGAACGCCAACACAGCGCGGCGACAAACTTTCAGTTAATCGTTCTGCTATATCCATACCCAGCCCTGTTCTGTCAACACACCACCTGCGGACATCCATTCTACTATCCCATCGTAACACCTCCTGTTCCTGCTTAGCAAAGGTTAATCCTTTGGTTACTTGCCATTGTTTGAGTACATACAAATCTTTGTTTGCAACCTTGCCAATTATAGCAACAGCAAAACGGTGATTAGTCCTTCCTATATCCACGCCGCCGTTATAGTAGTCACAACCGATGCTCGCTACTTCCGTTGTTGCGCTGGATAACAAGTTCCAATTCAATAACGCATCCGTACCTTCCGCATATTGGCATAAGAAAAACATCGCCCAATCATCAGCACAAAAGATTGAACGCAATGTATCAATCCCACCCGGCACCACCATGCCACCATCGATAGCATCATGGATAGTAACTCGCCACCGTTTGAACTGCGGCCATTCGTTGTTATGGTTTTCAGTCAGTCGCCAGTGAAAAGAATCAGGTACGAACGGCGTGGATATGACGGAGATACTTCCGCCCACCGCTGTAACACTAGGCGCAATCGCTCCCCATATTTTCTTTTGCTTATCTGGCATGTGCCATGCAAACTCATCAAGCCATACATCCCCGGCGCGTCCTTGAATGGTACGAAAGTTGCTGCCAAAGAACTTGATTTTAGCTTCACCTAACTGAATGGAATCATCAGTTGCATCTACGTTGTCTGGCATTATCCCGAGCTTCTCAGTATGCGTTAATACATGATCGTGGATAATGCTAGACTGATCTTCGGAGGAGCTAACTACCAACTGATCCCTGCCTTTTAACGCTCCCAATACACAACACAATCCTATGATGTATGAGAACCCTACTTGACGTGCTTTTAACACACACTTAAACCTACTCTTGTCTAGTATAAACTCACGCTGATAATCATACAGACCATACTCTGGCGATAAGCATTTCTTTAACGCTTCGCTATACGGAGTGCCGTCATTATCGAAGCCCTCCATTTGCTTCTTGATCTTGCGAGCTGCCGCCACCCGTTCCCTGTTAATCTTAGCGCGCTCCTCCATTTTGTTATCCACTTTATCCATCATCGCTTTTTTTCTTTTTTCTTTATCCCAGCTAGGATCATAAGTCCATCCGCGTATGGTGTTTGGAAGTCTGTTAATAGTCTGCGCTATATCCTCGTAAGCCGCACCGTTCTCCCACATTTTTTTAGCTGTTGCAACATCCTCTGGTGGAGTTAGTCTTGCCCTCATAACGATAACCACGCATCAATTAGTTTCTTGCTTTTCTCAATACCTATGATGCCACGAGCCTCCTCCCTGTCCACGATGCCGCTAGTAACCCAGCTATCAACAGACCCGGCGTAATCCGCATCAACGGTAGTATCAAGTTGCTTAAACCGAACCGCACCCATAATCCCGGCATCAACAAACAACGGACGCAATTGCGCTAATAACCTGTTGCGCATTGGCTTGAGCGTAAAGTCTTCAAACACTTTAAGCTGCCCAGCCACTTCAGTGCCGCTGCCAAGTTGCGCTGCTACCGTAACCCCCAATACCCTAAGCGGAACGCCGTGTGCCATTGGAATGCGCTCCCTAGTTGACGCTAACAAATTCATAAAATCACCGTCTTTAACTTCCGATGTAATCCGTTTAAATTCAATCTTAGCCTCCTCCGTTGGTAAGTGTAAGTACAGCGTTCTATGTGCGTTGTCATATCCTTTAAACTCACTGGTGAAAAAGTTACGCGCAACTTCCTTTTGTTCTGTGGTCAACTCATAGCCTGTTGTGGTAATGCAATATTCTGGCAATGCCCTATTGCTAAAAAACTTTTCGTTGTAAGCCGTTGCAGCCTGCGCTAATTCAATCATGCCGTGACAACCTATCCAGCTAGGGTAGGAATAGTAATTACCACTTGGGCAGCAACTTTCGTACCATTCAAGGACGCGCCGGGGATGTATGGCTTGATGAGTTTGCATGGCACATGCCAGATAAGCAAAAGAAAATATGGGG